CTGGTACGTGATATTTCTTTTGAAACTTCTTTGTGTCAGAATGTTTAATAGCACCATACCGTCCAATGTAGCTCCTTGCCAGCAATAATGGAATATTTTTATTCTGACGTACTAAGATTCTCACTCTGCTTGCGGTTCTGCGGAAACGGATAAAATTTGAAGAGCGAACTGTCAGACTTCTTCTGGAAACTTTTCTTCCGAGAATATCAATATACCCCATTCTCAAGTCTATAAAATTTGATGTATCTTTAAGAGTCAGTCCCAAAAATTCATTGATGTATTTTGAGAATTGTTTCACTGCCATTTTTAAGTCTTTAAGACTTTTGGACAAAAATAAAACATCATCCATCTGAAACAATGAATGTGAAATCAAGGTTCTGGTACTAACGCTCCCACTCTTATGTTTTCTTGTTTTTATGATTTGTTCGCTCACATAATGATATGCGTAACTCATATAGTAATTAGCAAGATACTGACTGAGATATGAACCGATTGAAAGCCCACCATCAAAAGTATCAATCAAGAAAAATACCAAATGCAAAATATCAGGATTGTCAATATCTCTGGAAAGAAGGTGCTTCAATTTATGCTTTGGGATAGTTTCGTAATAATGCCTGACATCTGCTTGCCAAGCCCACCGCATGTTATGGTTATTTACCCACTTTTTAATTGCTTTTGAGCCAAATTCATTTCCTTTTTTCTTCAATGCTCCACACTGATAAAATCCCAGTTTCTTTCTGAACAATTCGTCCATTGCGTAAACGGCAATATAATCATAAATCTGCTGTTTGATATCCTGAATTCCAATATTTCTGATTTTACCATTACACTTATCAACTTGTTTTCTGTAACGGATAGGCTTTACGATGTATTTCTTATTGATGATCTCCCGTTGAATACCGTCAACAACCGTCTGTATTACTCCGTTCATCATACGTTTGTCTTTGCATATCTTCTTTATTGCGTTATATGAAACACCGGAATACTCCGAAAACATTCGAATAACGTCACTTCTGTTCATTTTCCCATGTAAGCATTCTTTTGTAGCTCTCTCAATTAAATTTCTATCAGTTATATTTATTCTCTTACAACAACGTTTCATTTATACAACTACCTTTTGAGTGAATTTTATCGTTTAAATTCCGAGAGACGTTCGGATTTCTACTAGCCCCAGCTTATGCCTTGCGCATAAACTATCGTTATCCCCGTCGGGATTTCGATTCCCTTTCTATTTCCTATTTAAGTACCATTATGGTAATGGAATTCCATCCACGAAATGCCACACGAAAAAGTACCAATGTACTAAATTGCTCCGTCGAGCATAAAAATGCAGAGGGCGTAGTTCCACCTCGTGTTAGTCACGTCGTTCCTGAGGTTCGCGTAGGAAAGACCGGCATTCGACCTGTTCCTGAGATTGCCACGCCCGTGCGGCAAGTCCTATGTTATTTTTTTATTTTATAGAGGGGCAATCCCCTCTTTTGCTATGCAAAATTCACCCCTAAAAGGTGCGGAATCAAACGCAGAGGGCGAAGTTCCACCTCGAGAAAGTCACGCCGCCCCAGAGGCCCGCGCAGGAAAGACCGGCACTCGACCCGTCCCAAAGACTGCCACGCCGCAGTGCTTCGCGCCAGCCTGTTCCCGTGCCTCCATTATACTGTCTGTCACCGGTTCCAACAGAATCTCCTGAACCTTTTGTTTTTAACCAGGCAGCACCCGTATTGAGATCAATTTCGATGTCGCCAATCCAGCAGTCATCAGAGCTTCCTAAGTCTACGGTTGCAACCTTTATCCATCCAGAAGCGGTCGCAGACCATGCGGATTTTCCACGGACATAATAATCAACGGTACTTGCGGTTGTTTTATTCCACAATTCATCCATGGAAATGAAATATGCGCCAACCATATCTTCGATGCCGCCTAATTTAAACGCGTGCTTATTATCGTTTGCCACATATCCGTCGCTACCAAGAACGTTGTCAGTTGTCCCAGAATGCAACGGCATAGAGGAAACATAGGTATCTGCTGTGATTGTCATTCCTGCCTTTTCAACATATACTTTGCTGTTTGAAGTTCCAGAAATAGTTTCTATCTTTGCAATTTTAACTTTATCAGCAATGTTTCTCATGTACGCATTTCCACGATCAAGATTATCTGCGTGGCCTGTTGCATCGCCAATCGAAACGGTTCCTCCAACATAAAGATTGTTCGCCTGTGCGTTCGTGAGAATCACATAGTCCACGTTCTCATCTGGCTGTGCAACTTTGTATTGGTAATTATAACCAGAGCATCCTTGAAAAACCGACTGACTATGCTTCGTTGCATATTTTATCCATAACATACACAATAAATATGCGGTACGTTCAGCCCCAGACCCATGATACCCCGTCCCTTTCTTCTGTAATTCCGTATTTCCTGACTGTGCTGAAACGAAATTAAAAATTGGATTTCCAGAAGAAGAATACAGAATTCCATCAATTTGTCCAGCATAATATTTTGTCAGTATCCCATATCCAAGTTCTTCGTTACACCATGGAGTTACTGTAGTACATTCTAATTCCGGATGTGGTCTGGTTGCAAAATGCACAATGTAGTACGTATCAAACTTTTGGATTCCCCAGTAAGTCAGCGGAACCATTACCCCTACATCCACTTTGCCAATATTCGAATAACCATTTCCATCCTTGATTGCCACAGGTGTTTTATTTTCATTTTCGTCAATCACAAAATTGCAATCCAAAGTTTGGAACGCACTACGATTTGAGAAATCGTCTTGCCCTTTGATCGTTTCCGTTGACGGAACCGAAGTCAGACCAATGGAAGCATTCATTCTTTCACCTTTAGGGCTAGTGCTAGTTTCGTAATAATAAAACTTTGTGGAAAATACTTCATCTGTTGCTGTCTGCTGATAAAAATTTTTCCAATCAAATTTCGATACATCTGTCACCATAGTTTTTACTACTTTGAGTAAATTAAGAATTTCTTGTGAAGTTGACTCCATAGCTACATCTACTGCCACTTCTGCCATTGTGATACCTCCTATTTTCCGTTGTTATATGTTACTCTAAGGCCGCCATTTTCATTAATACTTAAAGTGATTCCTTCTCCGTTTGCTTTCTTTCCTAAAGCATTCTGCAAATCTGTTTCAGTAACAAATCTTGAATCGTTTTGCAATTCGCTGGTTTTTGATGGAATCTTAATTGGCGAGCCCATTGTTCCCCACTTAGAACCGTTCCACGCTACGTTTGTTCCAGCTTCACCGTAAATTGACTCGGATTCGATATTGTACATATCACCAATCGACGGATTCAAAGGAAGTAAATCAGCTGATGTGACCGTTCCTTTGTATGTGACAGGACTATTTAATTTTGCTTCCATATCGGAAATCTGATGTTTTAGAATTGCATACACTTTCTTAGCTGTTAATGCCATATTCCACACCCTCCTACAGTTTGTACCATGTATCGGTAGGTTTGTGATATTCGTATAATTCAGAAGTATCGAGACATAATGCCGAAGAACCGCTCTGTACATAATGTGGGAGCTTTGACACGTCTTTTGAAAGTCCCTCATAATCACGAACCATGCCTCTTGCGTCCGTGCATACCCAACTGCCTAAATCCGGCAATTCGTCACCGGGATTATACTTGATTCCATCAAAAATTACTGTGTTCTCTGCTTTTGCCATCTATGCAATCATCCTTTCTGCCCCAACAGGAGCCACATATGTAAATCGGTTTCCTAAAATATCTCTAGCTGTACCAATCACAAAATGACTGTAGTCTGCCAAGATATTGCACACAAATTCCTCTGCATCCGTCCAATATCGTTTCTTGACCATGCGATGAAGTTCTGGTAATAAACCATAACTGAACATCACGCAATGCCCTAATTCATGGATAAACACACGGTTCAGAAGTTCCCCGTACAGATTATTTGCAATCGAAATTGTCATTGTAGAATAATCCGATACAGCAAGTGTTCTCTGCCCTGTACGGTCAATCAGAACATTATCATGGGGCGAAACAAAGCGAACTTTCCACAAGTCCCCGTTCATATAAAATTGTTTTAGCATGGTTTATCACCATCCTTTCCATTAAAAAGCCCCTGCCGCATTACTGCAACAA